CCGCCATAGTGGTTGAGCTTTCTGGCTTCCTGGAAACCCCCACCCCCCCAGTTCTCTCGGCCACGCCATCGGTATACCGGATTGTTGATACATCCGATACGACTTTGGATGCAATAGGGGAAGGAGTTTGAGCATTCGTGTCTTTCTCCAACTCTCAATTGCATTCTTGTGTTGTTCGTGATAAACATCTGGTAGTACGACCCAGTCCGGTGCGTTCTCGGGCTGTGATGAACTACCTGACCGTTTTGACAAAGCTAACGCTGACATCTTGACCCTCGGGACCAGTTCCACAGTTCGGTATTGTGTGTATTCTAGATCGAACGTCTTTGACCGTTGTCCACTTGCCTTCGCCAATGCGAGTGCCATGAACGCGGCCATAGTGCCCCCCAGTCTTGGGCTCTTGGCGATTTCCTCTGAAGTCTTTGCTTGCTTTAGCTTCACGATTTTGCCCGTCAAAAAGAGTCTCTCGACGAAGAGCACTCTAAGGCTGTCACTCCGATAGCTCTTAGATTCGTTTACCACTAGTCCTACTGCACGCAGTTTGGAAAAGTAGATCTCCGTCCTCTGCTTTTCCCAAATCGCACCCAAGTCGTCCCCGCATACCGTGAAGTGTGGCCGCCTCCTTACCTCAGGTGGTATCGTCAGATCATCTGTTGTAGTGTATGACGCGCAGTACACGTTTAGTACTGTCAATATCGGCCATGTCAAAGAGAGTCCCATTAGGATTCCTCTTTTCGTCTGATGCCCTACTCTCTCGAGTAGTCCCGCCTCGCTCCATAACATCTCCTCCCTGCCCGCCGTGGGGTTGTCGAGTTGCATTGGACCAATAGCGTGAAGTACATGTTCGAACATGTCGCTGGACATATAAGCATCACCCATTGCGTCTCGGAAACCTTCCATCACAGCTAGCGCCACGCTGAACTGGATGTAGTCCGAGGCCTTTGAGAGGTCCGCGCTAAGCCCTTCCATCCCTAGCTTAGCAGATATTGACTTCGTTGCCGCACGTTTAAAAGCGTGTGGTACGTTGCGCTGATTGTCACCAAAGGAGTAGTTGGCGGAGTTATCATGTTTCAAAAGGTTAATCATACCGTCGTTAACCCGTTGTGTCATAACGACCAACGCGGCTTGTGACTTCGATGCAACCCTCGTCTTCTGTCCACGCTCTTGGATTACTGTCGGCTTCATCAACGGTTTCTGATCGCTCCCTTCCCACTCCTCTGCGAGTGCGGCAAGATCATCAGTTGCTATTGATTGGGCCACTAGTTCAATCGCCAGACTGCGAGTGGGGTCATCGATTATCACTTCGGCGGTCCTTGAGGCAGTGCTATTTGACAACTGCACTGCCGTCCCCTTGTGGGGCACTGCGCTAGTCCGGATGGCTGAACCCTT